GATCCTGAGATGTCTCGTGGGCTCGGAGATGTGTATAAGAGACAGTAACTATGAATGTATCAGGTGCATGGTTTTGCATGTGTCAAAGTTATGCGTCCTCATTGCTTTACGTCACAGCTAGCGAGGATTCAACGTACTCATGCAACTGCATTAAAACCGCCCCATGAAGCGGGCGGGCGAGGCGGGGAAAGCACTGCGCGCTGGCGGTGGTGCTGATTTTATTTTTTCAGCGTCTGAGCGCGTCGTGAAGGCGTTTACTTGGCCTGCTGGGGCGTTGGTGTGTCTGCGGGATTTTTTGTGCGGTGATGAGCGTGTGAGGGCGTGATGACGGGGGTGTAAAAAAGCCGCCCGCAGGCGGCGATGTTCAGCCGTTGTCAGTGTCCAGTGAGTAGTTTTTAAAGCGGATGACCTCCTGGCCGAGCCAGCCGTTTATTTCCCGAATCCTGTCCTGTAACGGGATTAGCTCATTGCGGACAAAGACCTTTGCCACTTTCTCAATATCACCCAGTGACCCGACGTTCTCCGGCTTGCCACCCATCAACTGAAAGGGGATGCGGTGTGCGTCCAGCAGGTCAGCGGCGCTGGCTTTTTTGATATTAAAAAAATCGTCCTTCGTCGCCACTTCACTGAGGGGGATAATTTTAATGCCGTCGGCTTTCCCCTGCGGGGCATAGAGAAACAGATTTTTAAAGTTATTGCGGCCTTTCGACTTAACCATGTTTTCGCGAAGCATTTCGATATCGTTGCGGTCCTGCACGGCATCGGTGACGTACATGATGTATCCGGCATGTGCGCCGTTTTCGTAATACTTGCGGCGGAACAGCGTGGCCGACTCATTCAGCCAGGCAGAGTTAAGGGCGCTGAGATATTCCGGCAGGCCGTACAGCTCCTGATTAATATCAGGCTCCAGCAGGTGAAACACGGAGCCGGGCGCGAAGGCTGTCGGCTCGTTGAAGGACGGCACCCACCAGTAAACATCCTCCTCCACGCCACGGCGGGTATATTTTGCCGGTGAGGTTTCCAGTCTGATGACCTTACCGGTGGTGCTGTAACGCTTTTCCAGAAACGCATTACCGAACACCAGAAAATCCAGCACAAAGCGGCTGAAATCCTGCTGGGAAAGCCACGGGTGCGGGATAAACGTTGAAGCCAGAATATTACGTTTGACGTAAATCGGTGAGCTGTGATGCACGGCAGCACGCAGGCTTTTTGCCAGACCGGTAAAGCTGACCGGTGGCTCATACCATCTGCCGTTACTGATGCACTCGACGTAATCCAGAATGTCACGGCGGTCGAGTACCGGCACCGGCTCACCAAAGGTGAATGCCTCCATTTTCGGGGCGCTGGCGGTCATTGTTTTTGCCGCAGGTTGCGGTGTTTTCCCTTTTTTCTTGCTCATCAGTAAAACTCCAGAATGGTGGATGTCAGCGGGGTGCTGATACCGGCGGTGAGTGGCTCATTTAACAGGGCGTGCATGGTCGCCCAGGCGAGGTCGGCGTGGCTGGCTTCCTCGCTGCGGCTGGCCTCATAAGTGGCGCTGCGTCCGCTGCTGGTCATGGTCTTGCGGATAGCCATAAACGAGCTGGTGATGTCGGTGGCGCTGACGTCATATTCCAGACAGCCACGGCGGATAACGTCTTTTGCCTTGAGCACCATTGCGGTTTTCATTTCCGGCGTGTAGCGGATGTCGCGCGCGGCAGGATAGAACGAGCGCACGAGCTGGAACACGCCGACACCGAGGCCGGTGGCATCAATACCGATGTATTCGACGTTGTATTTTTCGGTGAGTTTGCGGATGGATTCAGCCTGGGTGGCAAAGTCCATGCCTTTCCACTGGTGACGCTCAAGTATTCTGAATTTGCCACCGGCAACCATCGGCGGTGCCAGTACCACGCATCCGGCGCTGTCGCCACGGTGTGACGGGTCGTAACCAATCCAGACCGGGCGTGAGCCGAACGGATTGGCGGCAAACGGCGCATAGTCTTCCCATTCTTCCAGCGTGTCGACCATGCAGCGTTGCAGCTCCTCGAACGGGAACACCGACGCCTTGTCGTCAACAAATTCACACATGAACAGGTTTTTAAAATCGTCGGCGCTGTTTTCGCGTTTGAGTTGCTCAATGTCGAACAGCGTGCAGCCGCCTTTCAGGGCGTCCTCAATGGTGACAATCTGCCGCCACTGGCCGTCCGCACAGAGAAGCCCGCTGGCAAGGGCGTTATGACTGACGTCGATTTCCACACGTTCGGCGGCGCTGGCACGTCCCCGGTTGAACAGTTCACCCGACCAGAACGGGTAGGCGTCGTGCGCCAGCGTGGACGGGGTGGAGAAATAGGTCGAACGCAGGTGACTCTGTGAGGCCATACCTGATGCCACCTTACGCAGTACCTGAAAATTCGGGATCCAGAAAATCTCATCGACGTACAGGTCGCCGTTATGGCTCTGCGCGGTGTTGGAGTTGGTGCCGAGAAAAATCAGTTTTGCGCCGTTATTGCCCAGGACAATCGGGTCACCGGTAAGGTCAACGTCCACCAGACGGGCAAAGGCGATGATGTATTCGCGGAACACATACGCCTGCGTTTTACTGGCCGACAGAAAAATCTGGTTATGACCGGTTTTCAGGGCGCGCAGCAGCGCCTCGCGGGAAAAATAAAACGTTGCGCCAATCTGGCGGGATTTCAGGATATCGCGGATGCGGTGCTCAAGCCCGGCGCGATACCAGTGCAACTGATAGTCGAAAGACTGCTCAAAGAAAATCTGCTCCAGCTTTTCGATGGCTTCGTCACTGAAAAAATTCTTTTTCGGTTTGCGACGCCCGCCTTTGTTGCGGTTAGCGACGTTCGGATTAAGGTCTGCCTCGTTGCCGGTCTGGCTGTAGCGGTTTACCCGTGCCAGTCGTTCAATCTGGCGTCCCAGCAGGTCAATTTCCTTGAAGTCACCGCCGGTTTTCTGCGGTTTGATGATGAGCTGGGTCAGCCGCGCTTCCAGGCTCATTTCGACACGGCTGATGGGGGCAACGCTGTCCCAGCCGTCGCGCTGTTTCCAGCTCTGCACCGTCGGGCGTTTCATCTGCAACATGGCGGCAATCTGCGGCACGGAAAACCCCTGCCAGTACAGCAGCGCCGCCTGACGACGCGGGTCGTGTAAAAGAGTGGTGTCTGTGGTGATGGTCATGAATACCTCGCCGTGATGAATACACGGCAAGGCTACTGAGTCGCGCCCTGCGATTCGCTAAGGTGCTGTTGTGTCAGTGATAAGCCATCCGGGACTGATGGCGGAGGATGCGCATCGTCGGGAAACTGATGCCGACATGTGACTCCTCTAATCACTATTCAGGACTCCTGACAATGGCAAAAAAAGTCTCAAAATTCTTTCGTATCGGCGTTGAGGGTGACACCTGTGACGGGCGTGTCATCAGTGCGCAGGATATTCAGGAAATGGCCGAAACCTTTGACCCGCGTGTCTATGGTTGCCGTATTAACCTGGAACATCTGCGCGGCATCCTGCCTGACGGTATTTTTAAACGTTATGGTGATGTGGCCGAACTGAAGGCCGAAAAGATTGACGATGATTCGGCGCTGAAAGGCAAATGGGCGCTGTTTGCGAAAATCACCCCGACCGATGACCTTATCGCGATGAACAAGGCCGCGCAGAAGGTCTATACCTCAATGGAAATTCAGCCGAACTTTGCCAACACCGGCAAATGTTATCTGGTGGGGCTGGCCGTCACCGATGACCCGGCAAGCCTCGGCACGGAATACCTGGAATTCTGCCGCACGGCAAAACACAACCCTCTGAACCGCTTCAAATTAAGCCCTGAAAACCTGATTTCAGTGGCAACGCCTGTTGAGCTGGAATTTGAAGACCTGCCTGAAACCGTGTTCACCGCCCTGACTGAAAAGGTGAAATCCATTTTTGGCCGCAAACAGGCCAGCGATGACGCCCGTCTGAATGATGTGCATGAAGCGGTGACCGCTGTTGCTGAACATGTGCAGGAAAAACTGAGCGCCACTGAGCAGCGCCTCGCAGAGATGGAAACCGCCTTTTCCGCACTTAAGCAGGATGTAGCTGACAGGGCGGATGAAACCAGCCAGGCATTCACCCGCCTGAAAAACAGCCTCGACCACACCGAAAGTCTGACCCAGCAGCGCCGCAGCAAGGCCACCGGCGGTGGCGGTGATGCCCTGATGACGAACTGCTGACCGTCGTCAGTCAGTCCGGGAAAACCTTCACGATTAACCCTTAATTTCAGGAAAAACTATGCGCCAGGAAACCCGCTTTAAATTTAATGCCTACCTGTCCCGTGTTGCCGAACTGAACGGCATCGACGCCGGTGATGTGTCGAAAAAATTCACCGTTGAACCGTCGGTCACCCAGACCCTGATGAACACCATGCAGGAGTCCTCTGACTTTCTGACCCGCATCAACATTGTGCCGGTCAGCGAAATGAAAGGGGAAAAAATTGGTATCGGTGTCACCGGCTCCATCGCCAGCACCACCGACACCGCCGGTGGCACCGAGCGTCAGCCGAAGGACTTCTCGAAGCTGGCGTCAAACAAGTATGAATGCGACCAGATTAACTTCGATTTTTATATCCGCTACAAAACGCTTGACCTGTGGGCGCGTTATCAGGATTTCCAGCTCCGTGTCCGTAACGCCATTATCAAACGCCAGTCCCTTGATTTAATCATGGCCGGTTTTAACGGCGTGAGGCGTGCCGAAACCTCTGACCGCAGCAGTAACCAGATGCTGCAGGATGTGGCGGTCGGCTGGCTGCAGAAATACCGCAATGAAGCCCCGGCGCGCGTGATGAGCAAGGTTACTGACGAGGAAGGTCACACGACCTCTGAGGTCATCCGCGTGGGTAAGGGCGGTGATTATGCCAGCCTCGATGCACTGGTGATGGATGCGACCAACAACCTGATTGAGCCGTGGTATCAGGAAGACCCTGACCTTGTGGTGATTGTGGGGCGTCAGCTACTGGCGGACAAGTATTTCCCCATCGTCAACAAGGAGCAGGACAACAGCGAAATGCTGGCCGCTGACGTCATCATCAGCCAGAAACGCATCGGTAACCTGCCGGCGGTACGCGTCCCGTACTTCCCGGCGGATGCGATGCTCATCACGAAGCTGGAAAACCTGTCCATCTACTACATGGATGACAGCCATCGCCGCGTGATTGTGGAAAACCCGAAACTCGACCGCGTGGAGAACTACGAGTCAATGAACATTGATTACGTAGTGGAAGACTACGCCGCCGGTTGTCTGGTGGAAAAAATTAAGGTCGGTGACTTCTCCACACCGGCTAAAGTGACCGCAGAGCCGGGAGCGTAACCGATGACGAGTCCCGCACAGCGCCACATGATGCGGGTCTCGGCAGCGATGACCGCGCAGCGGGACGCCGCCCCGCTGCGACATGCAACTGTCTATGAGCAGATGCTGGTCAAGCTGGCCGCAGACCAGCGCACACTGAAAGCGATTTATTCAAAAGAGCTGAAGGCCGCGAAAAAACGCGAACTGCTGCCGTTCTGGTTGCCGTGGGTGAACGGCGTGCTGGAGCAGGGCAAAGGCGCACAGGATGACATTCTGATGACGGTCATGCTGTGGCGTCTGGATACCGGCGATATTGCTGGTGCGCTGGAGATTGCCCGTTATGCCCTGAAGTACGGTCTGACCATGCCGGGTAAACACCGCCGCACCCCGCCGTACATGTTCACCGAGGAGGTGGCGCTCGCGGCCATGCGCGCTCACGCTGCCGGTGAATCCGTGGATATCCGCCTGCTGACGGAGACCCTTGAACTGACCGCCACTGCTGACATGCCTGATGAAGTGCGCGCAAAGCTGCACAAAATCACCGGTCTGTTTCTGCGTGACGGTGGTGATGCCGCCGGTGCGCTGGCTCACCTGCAACGTGCGACACAGCTCGACTGTCAGGCAGGCGTCAAAAAAGAGATTGAACGACTGGAGCGGGAGCTGAAACCGAAGCCGGAGCCGCAGCCCAAAGCAGCCACCCGCGCCCCGCGTAAGACCCGGAGTGCGACACCGGCAAAACGTGGACGCCCGAAAAAGAAAGCCAGTTAACAACCGAATGCGCCCCGCGCCAGGGCGGCACGCCGGTCAGTGAGGGTGAATCACCTGACACTGTACCGGCGTCCACCGCCCGACTTTTCAGAGGTAGTCATGATGACGCTGATTATTCCGCGAAAGGAGGCTCCCGTATCCTGTGAGGGTACGGTGGTCATCCCGCAACCGGCAGGCGACGAGCCGGTGATTAAAAACACGTTCTTTTTTCCCGATATCGACCCGAAGCGCGTCCGGGAACGTATGCGCCTTGAGCAGACCGTCGCCCCGGCCCGTCTGCGTGAGGCCATCAAGTCAGGCATGGCGGAGACGAATGCGGAGCTGTACGAGTACCGCGAACAGAAAATTGCTGCCGGTTTTACGCGTCTGGCGGACGTCCCGGCGGACGACATCGACGGTGAAAGCATCAAAGTTTTTTACTACGAGCGCGCCGTGTGTGCGATGGCGACCGCATCGCTTTATGAGCGTTATCGCGGCGTGGATGCCAGTGCGAAAGGCGACAAGAAGGCCGACAGCATTGACAGCACCATTGATGAGCTGTGGCGGGATATGCGCTGGGCAGTGGCGCGCATCCAGGACAAGCCGCGCTGTATCGTGAGTCAAATCTGATGAAGACCTTTGCGCTACAGGGCGACACGCTCGACGCCATCTGTGTCCGGTATTACGGGCGCACTGAGGGCGTGGTTGAGACCGTGCTCGCCGCAAATCCGGGAATGGCTGAACTGGGTGCGGTGCTGCCGCACGGCACCGCCGTCGAACTGCCCGACGTTCAGACCGCGCCCGTGGCTGAAACTGTCAATCTGTGGGAGTAACGCATGACAGCAGAAGAAAAAAGCGTCCTGTCGCTTTTCATGATTGGGGTGCTGATTGTTGTCGGCAAGGTGCTTGCCGGTGGTGAACCCATCACCCCGCGTCTGTTTATCGGGCGCATGTTGCTCGGTGGTTTTGTCTCGATGGTTGCGGGTGTTGTTCTGGTGCAGTTTCCTGACCTGTCACTGCCTGCGGTGTGCGGCATCGGCTCCATGCTGGGTATCGCCGGTTATCAGGTGATTGAGATTGCCATTCAGCGCCGCTTTAAGGGCAGGGGGAAACCGTAATGCCGGTAATTAACACGCATCAGAATATCGCCGCCTTTCTCGACATGCTGGCCGTGTCCGAAGGGACGGCAAATCATCCGCTGACGAAAAACCGGGGCTATGACGTGATAGTCACCGGACTGGACGGGAAGCCGGAAATCTTCACCGACTACAGCGACCACCCGTTCGCGCATGGCCGACCGGCGAAGGTGTTTAACCGTCGCGGTGAAAAATCCACGGCCTCCGGTCGCTATCAGCAGCTTTACCTGTTCTGGCCGCATTACCGCAAACAGCTTGCCCTGCCGGATTTCAGTCCGTTGTCACAGGACAGGCTCGCCATTCAGTTGATCCGCGAACGCGGTGCACTGGATGACATCCGGGCGGGACGCATTGAGCGCGCCATTTCACGCTGTCGCAATATCTGGGCGTCCCTGCCGGGTGCCGGTTATGGTCAGCGTGAGCATTCACTGGAAAAACTGGTCACCGTCTGGCGTACCGCTGGCGGCGTACCGGCTTAAACGGAGTAAACACCATGAAGAAATTATCCCTTTCACTGATGCTGAACGTGTCGCTGGCGCTGATGCTGGCACTGTCCCTGATTTACCCGCAGAGCGTGGCCGTCAGTTTTGTCGCCACCTGGGCGATTCTGGCGACGGTTATCTGTGTGGTTGCCGGTGGTGTCGGCGTGTATGCCACTGAGTATGTACTGGAGCGCTACGGGCGGGAGCTGCCGCCGGAATCGCTGGCCGTGAAGATTGTCACGTCGCTGTTTTTGCAGCCGGTGCCGTGGCGCAGACGGGCGGCGGCTCTGGTGGTGGTGGCGACGTTTATCGCGCTGGTCGCTGCCGGGTGGATTTTTACCGCGCTGATTTATCTTGTGGCGTCGGTGTTCTTCCGGCTGATACGTAAAGCCTGCCGTCAGCGTTTTGAGGGGCGGGAACCATGTCAAAGCTGATGATTGTGCTGGTCGTGTTGTTATCGCTGGCGGTGGCGGGGCTGTTTCTGGCGAAGCATGAAAACGCCAGCCTGCGCGCCTCGCTGGACAGGGCGAACAACGTCGCCAGCGGGCAGCAGACGACCATCACCATGCTGAAAAATCAGCTTCATGTTGCCCTCACCAGAGCAGACAAAAACGAGCTGGCGCAGGTGGCACTGCGTCAGGAACTGGAGAACGCCGCGAAGCGTGAAGCACAGCGCGAGAAAACCATCACGAGGTTACTCAATGAAAACGAAGATTTTCGCCGCTGGTACGGCGCTGACTTGCCTGATGCTGTGCGCCGGTTGCACCAGCGTCCGGCCTGCACCGACGCCAGTGATTGTCCACAACGCCTGCCCGAAAGTGAGCCTTTGCCCGATGCCGGGCAGTGACCCGCAGACGAACGGCGATTTAAGTGCCGATATCCGGCAGCTTGAAAACGCGCTGGCACGCTGTGCCAGCCAGGTAAAAATGATTAAACACTGTCAGGACGAAAACGATGCTCAAACCCGACAGCCTGCGCAGGGCGCTGACTGATGCCGTCACGGTGCTGAAAACTAACCCCGATATGCTGCGGATATTCGTTGATAACGGGAGTATTGCCTCCACACTGGCGACGTCGCTGTCATTCGAAAAGCGTTACACGCTCAATGTCATTGTGACCGACTTTACCGGTGATTTTGACCTGCTCATCGTGCCGGTGCTGGCGTGGCTGCGGGAAAATCAGCCCGACATCATGACCACCGACGAAGGCCAGAAAAAGGGCTTCACGTTTTATGCGGACATCAACAATGACAGCAGCTTTGATATCAGCATCAGCCTGATGCTGACCGAGCGCACGCTGGTCAGTGAGGTGGACGGCGCACTGCATGTGAAGAATATCCCGGAACCTCCGCCGCCGGAGCCGGTCACCCGCCCGGTGGAGCTTTATATCAATGGCGAACTGGTGAGCAAGTGGGATGAATGAGTTTAAGCGTTTTGAAGACCGGCTGACCGGACTTATTGAATCGCAGTCACCGTCAGGGCGTCGGCGACTGAGCGCCGAACTGGCGAAACGTCTGCGGCAGAGTCAGCAGCGCCGGGTGATGGCACAGAAAGCCCCGGACGGCACACCCTACGCGCCACGCCAGCAGCAGAGCGCCAGAAAAAAGACCGGTCGCGTTAAGCGAAAAATGTTTGCGAAACTTATCACCAGTCGTTTTTTGCATATCCGCGCCAGCCCGGAACAGGCATCAATGGAGTTTTACGGCGGGAAGTCACCGAAAATCGCCAGCGTGCATCAGTTCGGTCTGTCGGAAGAAAACCGGAAAGACGGTAAGAAAATTGATTATCCGGCGCGTCCTCTGCTCGGCTTTACCGGTGAGGATGTGCAGATGATTGAAGAGATTATCCTGGCTCACCTCGACCGTTAGTTGTGCCATTTCTTGCGCCTTATTGATGAAATATCGCCATTATCCTCTTGCGGCATCCTTTTTATATTTCAACTAAATGAACTTTAATTGTAACTTGAAAATGTGCAGTGGATGAGAGTTATAAGGACTCATCGAAGGTAGTCGCTTTATCATATAAGGCCACGATAAAATATCGTGGCCAAGGTGTCTTATGTTTGTGAGCTAATTAGATTGTTATCTGGTCAAATAAGTGAGGGTACTCTCTTCAGGTATTAGTTGGATATCTCCACCCCAGACGTCCATTATGTTTTTTCTTGCTTCCCAATATTCTGGATATGTGTTTTGATGAGCATTGTAGATACAAGCTAAAAGCCAGTGCTGGTATTTAAGAGTTGTGTATTGGTATTCCTCTATTATCGGCAAGATGAATAAATTTTTTTGTTCTGTTGACTTCAGGTATTCTTTTGATTTACCAGAAAGCCGGTCATTCTCCAGTATGGTTTCAATCTTAAATGCAAATCCGTGTATGTTTATTTTTTTCTGGAGGTGCATAAATGATGATATTAATGGGGAGATCATTTTTTGATGGGTTAGGATGTTTCTTAAATCTTCCATTAATTTTATGATTGGATTTTTTAAAAATTCTTCATTGATGATTTCTCTGGATTTATTGGTAATATCATCAATATTTAATACATTGATTTTATGTAGATTACGCGTTGAATCTCTAAATGATAATGCTGAGGAGATATAGTTGAGAAAATGTCTTGATATATTTATGTGCTGTTTTTTTAATTCATTTCTATTAAGTGAGTAGTGGAATACAATTTCAGGAGAGTTGAATTTGCTTAATTCACTTTGAATCACCTCATAATTGGCAATGTGTATATGTCCAAGTAAATTGGTGTCGGAAATTTTTAAATATTCTTTATGGGCGATGGTGTCTTTTTGTTTTTCCCAGATTTGATATTTATCCATGCTTCGGCTCCTTCTTGGTTGTGCCGAAAATGATACAACGGGTTGCAATAGTTTTTCGAGCATATGTTCCCCATTATTGTCATATGAGCACATTATCAAGTATTCAGGAACTCGCGCGCGTACTGCGCAACATGATTCGCACCGGCATTATCGTCGAAACCGACCTTAACGCCGGTCGCTGCCGTGTGCAGACCGGCGGCATGTGTACCGACTGGCTTCAGTGGCTGACCCATCGCGCCGGACGTTCGCGCACATGGTGGGCACCTTCCGTGGGGGAGCAGGTGCTGATTCTGGCCGTGGGCGGTGAACTCGACACGGCGTTCGTTCTGCCGGGGATTTATTCCGGTGATAACCCCGCGCCGTCTGCGTCGGAGGATGCCCTGCATATCCGTTTCCCTGACGGGGCGGTGATTGAGTATGAACCCGAAACCAGTGCACTCACGGCAAGCGGAATTAAAACGGCCAGCGTGATGGCTTCTGATTCTGTTACTGCCACGGTGCCGGTGGTCACGGTGAAAGCATCAACCCGCGTCACCCTGGACACACCGGAAGTGGTCTGCACCAACAAACTGACTACCGGCACGCTGGAAGTGCAGAAGGGCGGGACGATGCGCGGCAACATCGCGCATACCGGCGGTGAACTCTCATCAAACGGTAAGGTACTGCATACCCATAAACACCCCGGCGACAGCGGCGGCACAACAGGGGGACCTCTATGACTGCGCGTTATCTCGGAATGAATCGCAGTGATGGCCTGACTGTCACTGACCTTGAGCATATCAGCCAGAGTATCGGCGATATCCTGCGCACACCGGTCGGCTCACGGGTGATGCGTCGTGATTACGGCTCGTTGCTGGCGTCAATGATTGACCAGCCGCAGACCCCGGCGCTTGAGTTGCAGATTAAGGTCGCCAGTTACATGGCGGTGCTGAAATGGGAACCCCGCGTCACCCTGTCATCCGTCACCACGGCGCGCAGTTTTGACGGGCGAATGACGGTCACGTTAACCGGCCAGCACAACGACACCGGCCAGCCACTTTCGTTAACCATCCCTGTGAGTTGAAACCATGCCGATTATCGACCTGAACCAGCTACCCGCACCGGATGTGGTCGAGGAGCTGGACTTTGAAACCATTCTCGCTGAACGCAAGGCGACACTGATTTCCCTTTACCCGGAAGACCAGCAGGAGGCGGTCGCCCGTACCCTGACGCTGGAATCCGAGCCTCTCGTCAAACTGCTGGAGGAAAATGCTTATCGTGAGCTTATCTGGCGTCAGCGTGTGAATGAGGCTGCACGGGCGGTGATGCTGGCCTGTGCCGCCGGTAATGACCTTGATGTGATTGGTGCCAATTACAACACCACGCGCCTGATTATCACCCCGGCAGATGATTCGACCCTCCCGCCGACACCGGCAGTGATGGAATCTGACACGGATTATCGTCTGCGTATTCAGCAGGCGTTTGAAGGTTTAAGCGTCGCCGGGTCGGTGGGGGCCTATCAGTATCATGGTCGCAGTGCTGACGGGCGTGTCGCGGATATCTCTGTTACCAGTCCGTCTCCGGCCTGCGTCACCATCTCCGTGCTGTCACGTGAAAATAACGGTGTGGCATCCGAAGACCTGCTGGCTGTGGTGCGTAACGCCCTTAATGGCGAGGACGTCAGGCCGGTGGCTGACCGTGTGACCGTGCAGTCTGCCGCCATTGTTGAATACCAGATAAACGCCACGCTGTATCTTTACCCTGGTCCAGAAAGCGAACCCATCCGCGCTGCTGCCGTGAAAAAACTGGAAGCGTACATCACGGCACAGCACCGGCTGGGGCGCGACATCCGTCTGTCTGCCATTTATGCCGCTTTGCATGTGGAAGGCGTGCAGCGTGTCGAACTGGCTGCACCGCTGGCCGACATCGTGCTTAACAATACGCAGGCGTCTTTCTGCACCGAATACCGCGTCGTGACCGGAGGCTCGGATGAGTGATTCGCGCCTGCTGCCAACCGGCTCATCGCCGCTTGAAGTTGCCGCCGCAAAAGCCTGTGCGGAAATTGAAAAAACGCCGGTCAGTATTCGTGAGCTGTGGAACCCGGACACCTGCCCGGCAAATCTGCTGCCGTGGCTGGCGTGGTCATTTTCGGTCGACAGGTGGGATGAAAAGTGGCCGGAAGCGACAAAACGCGCCGTTATCCGCGATGCCTATTTCATCCACTGTCATAAAGGCACTGTCGGCGCAATCCGGCGTGTGGTGGAGCCGCTCGGCTATCTCATTAACGTAAAGGAATGGTGGGAGACAAACGACCCGCCCGGAACCTTCCGCCTTGATATCGGCGTACTGGAAAGCGGCATCACGGAGGAGATGTATCTGGAAATGGAACGGCTTATTGCCGATGCCAAACCCGCAAGTCGCCACCTTATCGGTCTGAACATTATCCAGGACATTCCCGGCTGTCTGTATACAGGCGGTGTGGTCTGTGATGGTGATGTTATTACTGTTTATCCCGGATAAGTGAGAAACAATGAGCACGAAATTTAAAACCGTTATCACTACTGCCGGAGCCGCGAAGCTGGCAGCCGCCACTGTTCCCGGCGGGAAAAAAGTAAACCTGTCTGCAATGGCTGTGGGTGACGGTAATGGCCAATTGCCGGTGCCGGATGCCGGTCAGACGAAACTGGTGCATGAAGTCTGGCGTCATGCACTGAATAAAGTCAGTGTGGATAACAAGAATAAAAACTATATCGTGGCTGAACTGGTTGTTCCGCCAGAAGTGGGCGGCTTCTGGATGCGTGAGCTTGGTCTGTATGACGATGCCGGAACACTGATTGCGGTATCCAACATGGCAGAAAGCTATAAGCCAGAACTGGCTGAAGGCTCCGGACGTGCGCAGACCTGCCGCATGGTTATTATTCTCAGCAACGTGGCGTCCGTTGAGCTGAGTATTGATGCCAGCACAGTGATGGCGACGCAGGATTACGTCGATGACAAAATCGCAGAGCATGAGCAGTCCCGCCGCCATCCTGACGCCACGCTGACAGAAAAAGGTTTTACTCAGTTAAGCAGTGCAACAAACAGCACCAGTGAAAAGCAGGCTGCAACGCCAAAGGCAGTAAAAGCAGCCTATGACAATGCTGAGAAACGTCTGCAGAAAGACCAGAACGGTGGCGATATTCCAGATAAGGACGCTTTTCTGGACAATGTTGGCGTTACCAGCCTGACGTTTATGAAAAACAATGGCGAAATGCCGCTTGATGCTGATCTGAATACATTTGGTCCCGTTAAGGCTTATCTGGGAATCTGGTCTAAAACTACCTCAACTAACGCAACACTGGAGAAAAATTTCCCGGAAGATAATGCTGTCGGTGTGCTTGAGGTTTTTGCTGCCGGCAATTTTGCAGGTACGCAACGCTTCACCACGAGAGACGGCAATGTATACATACGCAGACTCGCCAATAAGTGGAATGGCTCTGATGGTCCGTGGGGCATATGGCGTCACACTCAATCAGCTACCCGCCCTTTGAGTACGACTATAGACCTGAATACGCTTGGAGCCGCCGAACATCTTGGTTTATGGCGTAACAGTAGCTCGGCTATAGCTTCATATGAACGCAATTATCCAGAGGAAGGCGGCTTTGCTCAGGGGATGCTTGAGATCCTCGAAGGCGGAAATTATGGAAGAACGCAACGTTATACCACTCGCCGTGGAAATATGTATGTCCGCTGCCTTGCGGCAAGCTGGGATGCATCAAATCCGCAGTGGGAACCGTGGTTAAGAGTCGGTCATCAGTCAGAGAGTCGTTATTACGAAGGTGATTTGAATGATGTAACCTCACCAGGTATTTACAGCGTTACAGGTAAAGCGACCAACGGTCCAGTACTGGACGGAAACGGCGTGACTGTACTCGGCATTCTGGAAGTGTTGAGGCGGTTTGATGGTGTTAATGTATGGCAGCGTTATACAACTGCCGGAACAGGTACAACCCTTAAAGGCCGCACCTTTGAGCGCGTCTTTACCGGCAGCTCATGGAGCGAATGGCGGGAAGTCTACACCTCGTATTCACTTCCCCTGAATCTGGGTATCGGCGGTGCTGTGGCAAAGCTCACCAGCCTGGACTGGCAGACCTACGATTTTGTGCCGGGCAGTCTGATAACCGTTAGGCTGGATAATATGACCAATATTCCCGACGGTATGGACTGGGGCGTCATTGATGGCAACCTGATAAACATCGCAGTTGGTCCGAGTGATGATTCCGGTACGGGGCGCTCAATGCATGTATGGCGCAGCACTGTAAGTAAAGCGAACTACCGATTTTTTATGGTGCGTATTTCAGGAAATCCGGGAAGCCGCACGATCACAGCAAGACGAGTACCAATCATTGACGAAGCCCAGACATGGGGCGCGAAACAGACATTCAGTGCTGGCCTTTCTGGTGAACTGTCCGGCAATGCGGCGACAGCAACAAAGCTGAAAACAGCCCGTAAAATTAATAACGTTTCGTTTGATGGAACATCAGATATTAACCTGACGCCGAAAAATATTGGTGCATTTGCTTCAGGAAAAACAGGAGACACCGTTGCGAATGATAAAGCCGTTGGGTGGAACTGGAGTAGCGGAGCCTATAACGCAACTACTGGTGGGGCATCAACGTTAATTCTTCATTTTAATATCGGTGAAGGAAGTTGTCCCGCCGCCCAGTTCCGCGTTAATTATAAGAACGGCGGTATTTTTTATCGTTCTGCTCGTGACGGTTACGGATTCGAGGCTGACTGGTCTGAGTTTTATACCACAACGCGAAAACCTACAGCGGGAGATGTCGGTGCACTGCCGTTATCTGGTGGTCAATTGAATGGTGCTCTGGGTATAGGAACATCCAGTGCTCTTGGCGGTAATTCGATTGTTTTGGGTGATAATGACACGGGCTTTAAACAAAATGGTGATGGTAATCTGGATGTTTATGCTAATAGCGTCCATGTTATGCGCTTTGTCTCGGGAAGTATTCAAAGTAATAAAACCATAAATATTACGGGGCGTGTTAATCCCTCGGATTACGGTAACTTTGATTCCCGCTATGTCCGGGATATCCGGCTTGGTGGTGCTGCCACATACAAACCTGCGAACAATGGCATGACATGGACACATCAGGCACCGTCCGGGTGTGTATATTCCGGCATTATTGTTCAGGATACCGGCTCAAACTCTGCCGATAACATTGGTGGTGTATATTACAGACCGGTTCAGAAATACATTAACGGGACATGGTATAACGTGGCGCAGGTATAATTTATGCAGCATTTAAAAAATATTACGGCGGGTAATCCAAAAACGGTTGAACAATATCAATTGACAAAAGACTTTGATGTTGTCTGGTTTTTTTCAGAAGATGGTAAGAACTGGTACGAAGAACAAAAGTATTTTGCTGATGACACGCTAAAAATAGCGTACGACAAAGATAATATCATCCGCTATGTGGAAAAGGATGTGACAGCTATCAGACCGGATGGATTAAGTGTTGTTGAAGTGGCGGATATTACTGCTAACCGACGGGCGGACATTTCAGGGAACTGGATGTTTAAGGACGGCAAAGTGATTAAACGCATTTATACGGCAGAGGAATTGCTGCAGCAGGCAGAAAACCGGAAAGCCAGACTTCTTGCAGATGCTGAATCCGTGATTTTGCCGCTGGAGCGCGCGGTCAGACTGAACATGGCAACAGATGAGGAGCGTAGCCGACTGGATGCATGGGAGCGTTACAGCGTTCTGGTCAGTCGTGTGGATCCTGCAAATCCTGAATGGCCGGAAATGCCGCAATAAGTTGTATGATCTCTGGAGTGAGCAAACATATCTATGGCACAGAGTAAAGCCTAATCTGACAGGCCGCTCTGTGTCTGGAGTAGATTTTAGTAAAGCATTATTTTATTAGTGCAAATTCTAATCAATACATTTTATGTATATGATATCCTGCAGACTTTAATGACTTGGTTTAGGCTAACCAGATAACACTGAAGGAATATTTTTGATAATTAAGGTGCGGTATGTTTACTAAGCGACGATTAAAAAATATTAACTGGGAGGCAAGTTCAGTGATTCTTGCTATGGTTCTCTTTGTTGGAAATATATTTTATACAAATCATCGTGATGATATAACTATGGAGGCTGAGAGGGACAGTATCAGAACAATGTTTGCATATGAAATCGCTAATAACCATCGCGCTCTCACTTTTCTTGATAAAACGAGATATATTGGCTTTGACGAAAATTCGGAGCATTTTGTTGGCGAGCCTTTTGCCATTAATGTCAAATCATTAGGGGGGCCTCGCTTACAGATTGCATTAAACCAGACTGATAAAGTGTTTAAATCCTACTTCAGCGAATTAAGTAAGCTTGATAAAGAGGATGTTACTCTTCTTATGGACTATTACCATGAGCAAAGCATCCTGCTGGAGCGTGTAAAATCTACGTTACAGAAGATGAAAAGTGGTAATGATATTAAAGTTGATATTGATGGTTACTTATTAGAAGAACACTTCATGAATGAGCTTAATCTTTCTAATATTTTGCTTAAACGCTATAGCCATTTGTTGTCACAACACACCAAAGAACATAAAACAAAAGATTTACATAATTGATAATCTGCTAATGGTTATTCATGGGGTAACTATGTTTTATATGTAATCCAACTCAGATGAATTATTGATTCTGGATAATAACCGCAGAGCGGTATATACCCTGACAGGCAAATGTCCGCTTCTTGTTCAAAGCAGACCGTCAGATTTGATAACTTTTGGGCTATGTAAATTGTCAGTCGGAAAATGAGTGAGTTCAAATCAGGACAGGCGGGCGAATTGCCCGCCTTTTCTTTATCTGTTGTTTCATCCACTGACCAGCCAGGTCAAATAGCGTCTCATGCTCTGCACAACAGAAAATAGTTGCACCCATTAACCACGGAGTTAAACGGATGAGTGACTATCATCATGGCGTGCAGGTGCTGGAGATTAACGACGGCACCCGCGTCATTTCCACCGTATCCA